TGCCATTTTACGGATTCGGTAAGCCTCCAGTTGAGGTCGCCAATGGCATAGCCAATGTTTGCCAGAAATCAGACCACGTGGTCAACACTGACTACACCCGGTTTGATGCGACGGTATCACCTGTGGCTCGTCTTCTCGAATGGAAGATGCTCATTCACGCTTTCGGACCAGAGTACCTCACCATCTTGGAGAAACTCCATAAGACGCAGTACAACCAGAAGGTCCGCTGTGCTCAGGGTACCAAGTACGATGCTGACTTCGCGCGCATTTCTGGCGAGATGGGAACCGCAATCTGGAACCTATTCCTCAATGCCTTTGTGGCGTACATGGCATGGCGCATGACTGTTGTCAGCCAACACGGTCCCCACCGCACGTACGTCCAGGCTGATGAGGCATGGCAGAATCTCACCGAGAAGGCGCAGTTCGCAGGCGACGACGGTGTCACGGGTGACATCGAAGTCACAATGCTGGAAGCCGCCGCCGACAAGATGGGCTTCATCCTGAAGGCGCTCAGAGTGAACAAAGGGCAAGCTGGTGTGGAATTTCTTGGACGTATGTACATGTCCACCGTCTGGTGGGGTGATCCCAACTCTATGTGCGACCCCGCCAGGCAATTGTCGAAGTTCCACACCACCGTGACGTTACATGGCGTCACCGAGGTGGAGAAACTGCTGGAGAAGTGCCGTGCCTATGTACTGACCGATGGCCAGACACCCGTCATTGGGCCCTTCTGTAGGGCCGTGTTGGCGGCACATGGCGCCGAGGTTGAAATGACCGAGGCGACCAGGGCCATACGGAGGTGGGGTTCCGACATCCCACTAGAAGTGCAGTATCCCAACGAGTTCTGTGATGAATTCAACCACATCGCAGAAACCTCTCTGGCACCGTACTGCTTCGATTTCGCCGCTTTCCAAAAGTGGCTCGACGAACCGAAGCAGCTGGTCGACTACCTCAAACCTCCCACGCTCAGTGAAACCAAGGCTCAGACATACACTGGACGCGTGGTGATTGGACCCACAGGTGCTGAAGAAGTGCTCGGCCCTGAGGTGGCACCCATGGAGCATGACCTGGACGAGAGCAAAAGCGATGAAGAGGAGAACTCTGAGCTAGGCCCTCGGCCCGGGAAAGTCCCTGCCAAGGCGACTGCAGAGAAGTCTGCTCAGTATTTTACTGACCTAGACTTCCTGGCAACTGCCACCGCAGAGTCAAGCTATGGCAAAGGAAAATCCAAATCCAAAGATCTGTCTGAATCTACTTCGACCGACGGCAACCCGCCAACCACAGCAACTCCCAACCCTAAGAAGAAG